GTACTTATGCACGAGATGGTACATCAAACAGATATGAAGATAGGTAAGCTTGCTTATGACGATAATCATATAAAGTGGAACGGTAGAGTTTACGAAAGAAAAAACGGAATGATTAATTACAATGGCGAGATGTTACCAGAAGGAAGCAAAGAGTTTCCTTGGGAACAAATGCCTTGGGAATAAAACAAATAATATGGGATATAAAATGAAAGGACCTTCATTGTTAAAAATGGTGTCCGCGTTAAAACAAGACGCAAAAACCGGTCATGGCGCAAAAGGATTTCCTGACACAGTGTACAAAGCGGACGGAACAGCTAAACTAACTTCTCAAATAGATGAGGGACAACTAGATTTAAAACCAAGTATAGGACCAAAAGGTAAATTTGTAAACTACACTAAAGATGATGGTACAAAAATAAAGTACTACTATAAGCCACCAGCTGGTTCTAGAGATAAACAAATGAAAAATCAAGGAGAAAATATAGACGAAATAGATTAACTATGAGTATATTAGGAAAAATATTTTCAGGTGGAGCTACTGAATTAATAAAAGGTGTTGGTGGGGTTATAGATAACTTACATACATCTAAAGAAGAAAAGCTTGAAGCTGAAAAGAAAATAAAAGATATGATAATGGGTTATGAAGCTCAAATGCAAAAAGAGGTTTCTAACAGATGGAGCATGGACATGAGTTCGGACTCTTGGTTATCAAAAAATATAAGACCATTAGTTTTAATATTCTTATGTGTATCAACAGTATTGTTAATATTTATCGATGCTGGTGTTATATCATTTGAGGTTAAAGCTTCTTGGGTAGACTTATTACAATTAGTATTAATAACAGTGATCGGTGCCTACTTTGGCGGTAGATCACTAGAAAAAGTAAAAAAATAAAATGGGACAAAATTCAACAGAAGTCGCTTATGGTTTCGGTCAGTTTGGTAGCGCTTATTCAGATTTAGCTAAACCAATAGTACCTCCAACAGGATTAGTTATAACTGCTATTACGTTTTTAGCAGATAACACGCCAACTGTTTTAACACCTGAAAAATTAGACACTGAAGGACCTAGTTATGTTAGCATACAAGGTACAAGTGGAGATATTCAAGTTGCAGATAATCATGCGAATTTTAACGGAGCTGTTGCTAGAGATGTTAGCGATGGCACTATTGCAGCGGGTAGTGATGTTACAATCGCGTCTGCTAGTAATAAAATTAAAGTAGGACAATATGTACTGCTAGTCGCGGCTGGAGACACCGATACTGCTGGTATAACTATTGACGCGGAAACTCCAATTCCAATCACTAGAGGACCTAATCAACAAGGAGTTAAAGTTACTTCTTACGATGGGGAAACTACAGTTAAGCTAGATGCTCAAATAACTCCATCAACACAAGGGTTAATTTTCCTTGATGACTTTCATGGCGCGGGTGGTTTAACGGCTGCTTCCCAAGTTTTTCCAAAAGGAGTTACAATATACGGTAGGTGGACAACATTTACACCTTCTGCGGCTGGAGTAATCTGTTACTTCGGTAAGTAATGTTAGGATTAGGTAATAGTATAACAAGTGGCGTAGCTTCTAGCGAGTGGACGCCAGCTAATATATCAAGCTTGATACATTGGTACAAATACAACACTGGTATAACCCTTGATGGAGAAAATGACGTAACTGTTTGGGCAGACCAAAAAGGTAGTAACAACTTAACATCAGTGGGTGATCCATCAACACAAAGTCCTACGTTTGATAGCACAAAAAACGCTGTTCATTTTAATGCTACAGGAGATATATTAACGTTTGGAACTAATTTAGATTTAGGTACATTTTCTGTATATGCTAGATGTGAAATGGAAGAATTTGATGGTGATTTTCTTTTTGAAGAAACAGCTGCAGATTTCTGGAAAATACATGATGAATCAACTATAAGAGTAAAAATAGACAATGGAACAAGACACGATATATCATCTGGGTTTACGTTAGAAGCTGACACAAAATTTAATATAGGATTAGAAAGAGAAGATACTGCGTCTTCGGATGACGATAGATTAACTGTGTATCTTGATGGTAGTGGGTTGTCATGGGATTCTGGGGATGGAACTCAGACTATTACTGAACAATTTGAGATTAAAAAAGTTGGTCAACCAGCAACAAGTGTGAGATTTTATGAAATAATATTATGCAATGACGCTCTTAGCGCTAGTGATAGATCTAATTTACAGACATATTTAGCAGGTATATAAAACAATTAAAATTAAATTAAATAAAATGGCAAAAAGAAAAACACCAAAGGCTGCTAAGCCTACAAAAATTAGTAATGAGCATTTAAGTAAAATGCAGGGTATTATCAATAATTTAAATAGAGCTCAAATGGAGATCGGCGGTTTAGAAACTAGAAAACACGTTGTGCTTAGTCACGTGATTGCTTTTCAAGAAGATTTAGCTAAAATGCAAGATAGTCTTAAAGAAGAATACGGTACCGACAATATCAATATACACACTGGAGAAATAAGCCACGATGAGTAAGTTAATTAGAAAAATTACGATAGGTAAAGACTACAAAGAAAACGCTATGCACTACGCTGTAGGTCAAGATGTTTATGGTGGACACACTATATGTGATATAATAGAAGAAAAAGATAAATATTCTATTTACATAAAGAAAAACAAAGATGTGTTACCTTGGAAAGACTTCAACAAAAACATGGCGGTATCAGTAGAATATAACTTAGAATATTAATGAAAGCGCCCTTTGACTTTGTTATAAAGCCAAAAGGAAGTAGATATAACAACACAACTAAAGTTGGGGATAAAGATCTGATATTAAATACAGAGGTTTATAACCATCAGTTTACAAATAGAGAAGCCATTGTTAAATCTGTGCCTACGGCTTTTAAAACACAAATAAAACCAGGAGATACTATTATAACACATCATAATGTATTTAGACGTTGGTTAGACGTGAGAGGTAAAGAAAAGAATAGTAGAAGTTATTTTGACGAAGATACTTATTTAGTAAAAAAAGATCAAATATTTTTATATAAAAGAAACAATAAGTGGAGAGCACCTAAAGGATTTTGTTTTGTACAGCCCATAAAACAAAGAGACAAACTAAAATCAGGAGAAGAAGAAAAGTGTATAGGTGTAGTCAAGTATACTGACGGTTCTTATGAAAAAGGAGACTTAGTAGGATTCACACCTTTTTCAACTTATGAGTTTATAATCGATGGTAAAAGATTATATAGAGTTATGACACAATTTATTACAATTAAATATGAATACGAAGGAAACGAAGAAGAGTATAATCCAAGCTGGGCAGAAAGCGGTGGAGGAGCTGATTAAGGTTGCAAAAGAACCTATTGTAGATTCAGACGACGACATATCAGCTGATAGATTAAAAAATGCCGCAGCTACTAAAAAACTAGCTATATTTGACGCATTCGAAATACTTAACAGAATCCAAGAAGAAGAAAACTTGCTTGAGGGCAAAGCACCTGAAGAGGCAGAGAAAAAAGTCTTTAAAGGATTCGCAGAAGGTAGATCTAAGTAATGTACAAGCAAAGTTTAGTTAATACAGTTGAGCCAATAAAAAGAACTACTATTACCAGAATGAACAGAGGTAAGAAGTGGAAGTATGGTTACAACAAAGAACATGACTTAATTGTGTTATCACACAATGGAGTTATAGGTGAGATTATAGAAATACAAAATTTAATTATAGCGCTACCTAAACCACCTAAAGAAGTATATACGCATCCAAAAAATAAGTGGGTTAAACAGGAATATCCTAAAGAGCTCCAGAGGATCAAAAACATATTCGATTGGAGGGGTTATCCGGAAAACAATAAAGAAAAATGGTACGATTATATAGACGAGGAGTTTAAACGTCGAGAAGAAGGTTTCTGGTTTATGAATAATGGTAAACCAACCTGGATAACTGGTACGCACTATATGTATTTACAATGGAGTAAAATTGATGTTGGAGCTCCTGACTTTAGAGAAGCTAATAGGTTGTTTTATATATTCTGGGAGGCTTGTAAAGCGGATAAAAGATGTTACGGGATGTGTTACTTAAAAAACAGACGTAGTGGATTTTCTTTTATGTCAAGTGCAGAAACAGTTAATTTAGCCACAATATCAAGTGATAGTAGGTATGGTATACTATCTAAATCAGGTGCTGACGCCAAGAAGATGTTTACGGACAAAGTTGTGCCGATATCAATTAACTATCCTTTCTTTTTTAAACCGATACAAGACGGTATGGATAGACCTAAGTCTGAATTAGCCTATAGAGTACCAGCTAGTAAGTTTACAAGAAAAAAGATTACAGCTAACGAACAGTTAGAGGATATAAAAGGTTTAGACACAACAATTGATTGGAAGAATACAGGTGATAATAGTTACGATGGTGAAAAACTAGCTTTGTTGGTTCATGATGAAAGTGGTAAATGGGAAAGACCAGATAATATTTTAAATAACTGGAGAGTTACAAAAACTTGTTTAAGATTAGGTGCTAAAATAGTTGGTAAATGCATGATGGGTAGCACTTCAAACGCTTTGGACAAAGGAGGAGATAATTTTAAAAAACTTTATAATGATTCTGACGTTACCAAGCGAAACAGAAATGGACAAACAAAGTCTGGTTTATATTCTCTTTTTATTCCAATGGAATGGAATTATGAAGGATTCATTGATGAGTACGGAAGTCCAGTATTTAATAACCCGGACAATGATGTACTCGGACCAGATGGTGAACTAATAGATATAGGAATAATAGAACACTGGAACAACGAGGCGGAGGGTTTAAAAGGAGATCCAGACGCTTTAAATGAGTTTTATAGACAGTTTCCACGTACCGAAGAACACGCGTTTAGAGACGAAACAAAAAATAGTATTTTTAATCTTGTTAAAATATACGAGCAGATAGATTACAATGAGGGTATGAATAATTCATCTGTTTTGTCTGTTGGTAATTTTCAATGGGTTCAAGGAATAAAAGATACTCAAGTTATATTTTATCCAGATCCAAAAGGTAGATTTAAAGTAAGTTGGTTTCCACCAAGTCATTTACAAAATAAAATATTAATTAAAAACGGTATTAAATATCCAGCAAATGAACACATGGGCGCTTTTGGTTGCGATAGTTATGACATATCAGGAACTGTTGACGGTAAAGGATCTAATGGAGCTTTACATGGATTAACAAAGTTTTCAATGGAAGACTGTCCTCCTAATCATATGTTTTTAGAATATATATCTAGACCACAAACAGCTGAAATATTTTTTGAAGATGTGTTAATGGCTTTAGTATTTTATGGTATGCCATTATTATGTGAAAATAACAAGCCTAGATTATTATATCATTTAAGAAGAAGAGGTTATAGAGGATATAGTATGAATAGACCAGATAAGCTTTGGAACAAACTATCTGTAACAGAAAAAGAAATAGGTGGAATACCTAACTCAAGTGAAGATATAAAGCAAGCCCATGCTGCTGCTATTGAAATGTATATACAGAGTCACGTCGGTCATTTAGGTGATGGTAACTATGGTAATATATATTTTAACGAAACGTTGAATGATTGGGCTAGATTTGATATAACTAAAAGAACAAAGTTTGACGCTTCGATAAGTTCTGGATTAGCTATTATGGCTTGCAACAGAAATTTATACAGACCGAATGCAAAAATTGAAAAACCAAAATTGAATATAAGCATTGCTAAATACTCTAATCACGGCAGTGCTTCAAAGATAATAAAGAATTAATATGAGACAATTTCCAAGTCAAGTAGTCAGCGATGCAGAAAAAATAAGCTATGAGTATGGACTCAAAGTAGCTCAAGCTATAGAAGGAGAATGGTTTGACAAAGACAACAATTCTAATAGATATGTTCATAATAGAAATAACTTTCACAATTTAAGGTTATACGCTAGAGGAGAGCAAGCGATACAAAAATATAAAGACGAGTTATCTATAAACGGTGACTTAAGTTATTTAAACTTAGACTGGAAACCAGTGCCTATTATACCTAAGTTTGTAGACATTGTGGTTAATGGTATTGCAGAAAGATTTTTTGATATAAAATGTTACTCACAAGATCCGTTTGGAGTTAGTAAAAGAACTAAGTATATGGACGATCTTATGGAAGACATGAGAAGCAAAGAGCTGAAAGAGTATGTTAAAGAAACTTTTGGTATGGATTTGTTCAGTGGCCCTTCTGAATTATTACCTGACTCACAAGAAGAACTTGATTTACACATGCAGTTAAACTATAAGCAAGCTGTAGAGTTAGCGGAAGAACAAGCATTAAGAACTTTATTAGAAGGAAATAGATACGATCTTACAAAGAAAAGATTTTATTACGACTTAACCGTTTTAGGCATAGGTGCTGTTAAAACATCTTTTAACACTTCAGAGGGCGTTACAATAAGCTATGTTGATCCAGCTAACTTAGTTTATTCTCACACAGAGTCTCCTTATTTTGAAGATATATATTATTGCGGCGAGGTTAAAACCATACCTGTAAATGAACTTGTTAAAGAGTTTCCACATTTAACACAAGAAGATTTAAAAGAAATTACAGACTATAATAATCAAAACTCTGGTAAATACGAAACAAACCGTATGAGAGATGGTGATAATGACAGAAACAAAGTTAGAGTGCTTTACTTTAACTACAAAACTTACATGTCTGAAGTATATAAGGTTAAGCAAACAGCCACTGGCGCTGACAAAGCAATAGAAAAAGACGATGATTTTAATCCAGAAGAATCTCAAAATTTTAGTAAAGAAGCAAGAAAAATAGAGTGTTTATATGATGGCGCTTTGGTTTTAGGAACTAAAAAGTTACTTAGATGGGAAATGGCTAAAAATATGATGAGACCAAAAAGTGATTTTACTAAGGTTAAAATGAATTACGCTATATGCGCCCCTAGAATGTATGAAGGTCGTATAGAATCATTAGTAAGTAGAATAACTGGTTTTGCTGATATGATACAGTTAACTCATTTAAAGCTACAACAAGTAATGTCACGTATGGTGCCAGATGGTGTTTATCTTGACGCTGATGGTTTAGCTGAAATAGATTTGGGTAATGGTACTAACTATAATCCACAAGAAGCCTTAAACATGTTTTTCCAAACAGGTAGTGTTATAGGTAGAAGCTATACTTCTGAAGGCGATATGAACGCTGGTAAAATTCCAATACAAGAAATAACATCTGGTAATGGTGGAGGTAAATTACAGTCTCTTATAGGTAATTATAACTATTACTTACAGATGATTAGAGATGTGACTGGTCTTAATGAAGCTAGAGATGGTAGTACACCTGATGAAAGATCTTTAGTTGGTGTACAAAAAATGGCAGCTGCAAATAGTAATACAGCTACTAGACATATATTAAAAGGAGGATTATTTTTAACGCAAGAAGTTTGCGAGTGTCTATCGCTTAGAATATCTGATATTATAGAATACTCACCGACAAGAGATGCGTTTATGCAGCAAATTGGTGGGCATAACGTTGCTACGTTAGCTGAAATATCACAAATACATTTGTATGATTTTGGTATATTTTTAGAGCTACAGCCAGATGAAGAAGAAAGAGCAATTCTTGAAAGTAACATACAGGTTGCTTTAGGTCAACAGACAATAGATTTAGAAGATGTTATAGATCTTAGAGAAATTAAAAATATAAAGTTAGCTAATCAACTTCTTAAGATTAGAAGAAAGAAAAAGCTTTCAAGAGACCAAAGTATACAACAAGAAAACATGCAAGCTCAAGCTGATGCTAATATCAAACAACAAGAAGCATCTGCTCAATTTGAACAACAAAAACAACAAACTGTTGCTAACACAGCTATATCTATTGAATCAGCTAAGGCTGAGTTTGAAACACAAAAGATGTTAGCTGAAGCAGAAATTAAAAAACAGTTAATGCAACTAGAGTTTGATTACAATATGAAACTTAAGAGTCTTGAAAATAACCAAAGAGCAAGATTAGAAAAACAAAAGATGCAAAGCTCTGAAAAACAAACAGAGATGCAAGTTGCGGCAAAATCAGAAAAACCTTTTGAATCTAAAGGAAATGATGTGTTAAACAAAAGTATAGATATGTCAAGATTTGGTCCTAGATAAAAAATTATTAATTATTATTATATTATATTATGGCAGAAAACAAAGAAGAGCCTAAAGTAGACAACGAAGTAGGCTCGTTAAAAGTAAAAGAAAAAAAAGAAGTACAACCTACTGGTAACGAAACAAAGGGTAATGTTACTAAGGTTAAAGCAAAAATGAAACAACCTTCAGAAGTTGTAGAAAAAACTATTACTAAGGTTGATTTAAGTGAACCTCCAGCTGAAGAAAAAATAGAAGAAGTTGAAGAGTTGCCAGTTGAAGAATCTGTAGTTGTAGAAACTCCAGCATTAGAAGAGATAACAAACGAAGAGAAAGCTCAAGAGCTAGAAGAAACTATTACAGATGCTATTGTTGAATCAGAAGAATTAGGCGTAGAACTTCCAGAAAATATTCAAAAGCTAATGAACTTTATGGAAGAAACTGGAGGTGATTTAAATGATTATGTAACTCTTAATCAAGATTATTCAGAACTAGATAATCACACTTTGTTAAAAGAATATTATAAATCCACTAAACCACATTTATCAGAAGAAGAAGTAGATTTCGTTATGGAAGATACATTTGCTTATGATGAAGAAATGGATGAAGATAAAGAAATAAAAAGAAAAAAATTAGCTATGAAGGAGCAGGTTGCTCAAGCAAAGCAACACTTGGAAAGTGTAAAATCCAAATATTATGAAGATATTAAAAGCGGAAGTAAGCTCACTGAGGAGCAACAAAAAGCTGTTAATTTCTTCAACAGGTACAACAAGGAATCAGAACAAAGTCGTAAAATAGGCGAAAAACAATCTGAGGTCTTTAAAAGTAAATCTGATAAAGTTTTCAATGAAAATTTCAAAGGTTTTGAATATAACGTTGGAGATAAAAAATTTAGAGTTAATATTAAAGACACGCAGAAAGTTAGAGAAACACAAGGCGATATCAATAACTTTATTAAGCAGTTTTTAACTGAAGATAATATGATAGATGACGCTGCGGGTTACCACAAAGGTTTATTTACAGCTATGAATCCAGATCAAATTGCTAATCATTTTTACGAACAAGGTAAAGCTGATGCTTTAAAAGCAAGTATAGCCAAGTCTAAAAATGTAAGCATGGACCCTAGACAATCTCACGTCGAGAACGTGAACACTAGTGGATTTACAGCAAGAGCCTTAAACGATGATGGACCTGATTTTAAGTTTAGAATTAAAAAGAAATAAAAATTTAAAAATTTAGAAAATGGCAATTACAAACACAACTAATTTGAACAGTGTGCCGGCTCCAAAGCCAATGGCGCTCTCAACAAATTACTTAGACTTCAACACAGACATGGGTTGGGCTCAACAATATTTACCAGATCTAATGGAGAAAGAAGCTGAGGTTTTCGGACCAAGAACTATTTCAGGTTTCTTATCACAAGTTGGAGCTGAAGAAGCGATGCAAGCTGACCAAGTTATTTGGTCTGAGCAAGGTCGTTTACACCTATCTTATAAAGGTCATCTTAACTCTCACTCTGGTGGTACTGCTTCTGGTGGTGAAATCGAAATTGAAGTTGATATTGACGGAAATGATGTAGGTACTGATCACGGTGTTAGAGTTAACGATACAGTTTTAATAGCAAACTCTCAAGGAGTTGTTAGATGTCTTGTTACAGCTACTGACACAGCGAGTGTTATCGATGTACAACCTTATGACTTTGCTAACTTAAATGACGCTGGTTTAACTACTACTGGTGGAACTGAAGACACGACTATATTAGTTTATGGTTCTGAATTTGGTAAAGGAGATAGCTATAACGCAGCTAATGGTACTACTGACGCAGACGGAAGAGGTGCTAACCAACCTGCTTTCAAAACTTTTAGCAACAAACCAATCATATTAAAAGATTACTTTGAAGTATCAGGTTCTGATACAGCTAGAATCGGTTGGGTTGAAACTACTTCTGAGTCTGGACAATCAGGATATATGTGGTACTTAAAAGCTGAAGCTGATACTAGAGCTAGATTTAACGATTACTTAGAAATGTCTATGCTAGAAAGCCAAAAGAATTTAGTTGCTTCTGGTATTGATGGTACTGCTGTTATTAAAGGTTCTAACGCTGGTGCTGGACAAGTAGGTACTGAAGGTTTATTTGCTGCTATTGAAGATAGAGGTAACTTAACTTCAGGTGTAACAGGTGTTAATGCTGCTACTGATTTAGCTGAGTTCGACGCTATACTAGCTGAATTTGACAACCAAGGTGCTATTGAAGAAAATATGTTATTTGTAAATAGAGCTACGTCTCTAGCTATGGATGACATGCTAGCTTCTATGAATTCTTACGGTGCTGGTGGTACTTCTTACGGAGTATTTAACAACTCTGAGGATATGGCATTAAACTTAGGTTTCTCTGGATTCAGAAGAGGTTCTTATGACTTCTACAAGTCTGACATGAGATACTTAAATGACAAAGCTACTAGAGGTAGTATTAACTCTGCAAACGCTGCTAACGCGATTAGAGGTATTATTGTTCCAGCTGGAACTTCTACTGTTTATGATCAAATGTTAGGTAAAAACCTTAAGAGACCTTTCTTACACGTTCGTTATAGAGCTTCACAAACTGACGATAGAAGAATGAAGACTTGGGTTACTGGTTCTGTTGGAGCTGCTACATCTGCTTTAGATGCGATGCAAATTCACATGTTATCAGAAAGATGTTTAGTTACTCAAGGTGCTAACAACTTTATGTTAATGAAGTAAACACTTTATATTAAAAGACCGGGGCTTCGGCCTCGGCCTTTTATTTTATTAATTTTATTATATATTATATTATGGCAAAAAAGAAAAAAGTAGAGGTTGAAGAACCTCAAATAGAAGAAACAGTTGTAGAGACTGTAATGGTTGAAGAACCAAAAGCAAGAGAAAGAAAAACACCATCTAATGAATGGGAAATAAAAGATAGAGTTTATTATTTAACAGGCAATAAAAAACCTCTTTCAAGATCAATTAAAGCAGCTAACATATATTGGTTTGACGAAGAAAAAGGTTACGAAAGAGAACTTAAATATTGTCAAAATCAAAGAACTCCATTTGTTGATGAAATGCAAGGTGACCAAAGATTAGAACATATCGTTTTTAGATCTGGTAGTTTGTTTGTAGAAAAAGAAAAAACAGTTTTACAAAAACTACTATCACTATATCACCCACACAGAGATAAAATATTTTATGAATACCAACCATCTGCTATCGCAGCTGAAGAAATAGATGTTTTAGAACAACAAGTAGAGGCATTAGTTGCCGCTAGAAATGTTGACATCGACATGGCTGAAGCTATTATGCGTGTAGAAAGAGGTTCTGGTGTATCTAAAATGAGTTCTAAGGAGCTTAGAAGAGATTTATTAGTATTTGCTAGAAATAATCCTAAACTTTTCTTAGAACTTGCGGATGATGAAAATGTAATGCTAAGAAACTTTGGTATTAGAGCTGTTGAAAACGGTATATTAAGATTGTCGTCTGACCAAAGAAACTTCTTATGGGGAAGTAATGGTAGAAAGATAATGACTATACCATTTGATGAGCATCCATACACTGCTCTAGCGCATTGGTTTAAAACCGACGAAGGCATGGAGATATACACAAACATAGAAAAAAGATTAAACAATTAATCAAACTGTAGAGCGGTCGCCCTACGGGGCGATCGTAACTACAATAAAAAAATATTATGATA